GTGATCAATTGTGTACTTCCGTCCATTATCATTAATGGTTTATTAACGCCTGCTACTGTAAAATTAAATTGTCCATTGTTGATATTATTCACAAAATTTGCAATTCTTTGTGATACTATCGAAACATTCAACGAATTTGTAATACCAATTTGTAGACTGTTGTTATCAGAGATAGTCAACGATTTAGTTGTCTGAGGTATATCGTTTCGTAAAAGAAAATCCGAAATAACTTTAGTACCGTTATTAAGTTGAATATTTTGTGCAGCATTCGCAGTTGCATTGATTGCCGGATATATCGGAGATTGTAATGATCCTAAATTACTAGTAGATAAATTTACACCTGATACTAATCCGTTGCTAAATCCAGGAATTACTGGATTTGGGATAAAACTATCTCGAGTAATAATTTCTACCGGTACATCGTCGACATAGTTAATAACTACTTCATGTGTTCCGTTAGAGATATCCGTTAGCGTTACAGGATAGCTACCAGTTTTAGTTGCACTAGAGTAATTCGGTCCTACTAGTGTAAAACTAGATCCATTATAAAAACTTAACTGATTCTGAGAAGTATCAACCCAAATATCACCGAGGCTAACATTAGTAGGTTGATTCGGCTGTTGATAAAGACCATTGATCGGTTTCCACAACGCCCCCGAGGCAATACCATCATTAATTCTTAATTTTTTATTAGTAGGATCACTAGTATCGAACCAAAGTTGACCTTCAATAGGGTTAGTCGGAGGAGTAGAACTTGAAAAATTTTCAAGTAACTGGACTAGATCTTGTGCAAGTGCTTGTCCATATCCCGGATAATTACGACCAATTAGTGTAAGACTAGTTGACCGAGAATTTTCTGTTCCATCCGCAATAAAAATAGGATTAGTATTCTTTGCCGGATCTGAATAATATATTGTATAGCCACTAGCCATTTGTATTATGCTCCGTTAGTAAGACTTTGAATTCTTACAGTGTAATCAATTTGTAATAATCTATTGAGACTCTTTTGTACAGGGTGGAAAATAACATGAGTCAACAACATTCCTGCACCAGGACCGTCTGGACTATACGACCTAAGACCTAATTCGTCAAAAATATATGTTCCATTTACATTTGTGCTATTATCAAACGCCTGCTGACCATTCGGTTCACCGTAATCCAATAAACAACTTACTAAAATATCTGTATATGCAGTACCGGTAATATGACGAACTTCCATAAAGTTTCTAGCAGGATCTAAATTTGTTGTACTGTTCGAATCAATATTTTTAATATATGTTTGATTGTACAAACTTGCATTTAAACCAACATTGTTCGGAGTAAGGTATGTGATAATACCTGTCGGATCAATTCGGCTGCCGCCATTGCCGAAGCACATTTCGGCAACAAATCCCTGCCCTTGATTACTCATAGCCTGCGCTAATCCGATACTAAAGTTTTCATAGTGAATAGCATTACGCTTGTTAATGTACACTTCTTTGGTTTCAGGATCAAAGATCTTAATATGTCCTTGAATGCTCAAGGAACCCTTCTCGTTCGGAGTAGTATCTACCATAGACGACTTTTTATTTTCTTTGTTATTCATAGCGATATTTATCTGGCGAAGCTGCCGACCTTTCTAATAAAAACTTAACCTGCGGTGTATTATTTTCACTCAAAGTAAGATTTGAATTTGGCTGATACCAAATCTGCGAAGATCTTTTTATAACTTCGAGTGTTGCCCCTACAGTTGGTGTAAAATTAAGAGTTAATACACTACTTGTATTGATAGAAAATTGCGATGTAACAATTGTATCAGCAGTAGAGGTGCTATCGTATCCTAGATCAAAATTATGAGATATAGTAGTTAGACCCGGTTTCAATAGCAATTGTCCTTGATAATACACTTCTACCTGATCCGAATATGCTGCACTAGAATTAAAAGTAATTCCATTCAACGTATAAGCTGTCTCTGTAGATGTAGTAGTTGCAGTTGTATATACCTGAATAACTTCGTTAAATGGCACTGTTTGGTTAACGCCTTGATCTATCACTAAAGTTCCTGTCGAATAGACTGCTTTTGGCGCAGTTCCTAGCGTACTTCTTCGCAACTGTCCTAGAGTATTTCCATTAACTGTAAAGAATTCGATTCTTTCTCCTTCAATTAATATTACTCCCGGAACATTAGTATTAACACTCGGAGATGTTAAAACACTGCTGTCATTAACAGTGATAGAAGTCGAAGTAGTATACAATGGTTGAGTTAAGAAAGTGATGTTGTCACCGCTCAATCGCTTGAAGTGGGTTCTACCTAGCATATCCTTGAAAATTCTATAAGAAGTTGCCTGCTGTGTACTAGATGCAAAACTAGTAATCACTACGTCGTCATCGGTTGATTTAAACAATCCATTGCGAATCGAGACAGTATAACCGTCCGTTCCGATAGAATAGTCAGTTTCTAAGCTAAGTGGTACACCATTGTATGATACCCACACATACGCAGAATCAAGAATCGGTCTTTGCATTAGATATTGATTGGTTTGATGTCCTTTGAATCTTTCTGTTCTAATAAAATCAGGATCGTGATTAGTAAACGAAGTAATTCGGATTTCATCTCCTATATTACTATTCGAAGTTAACACTATCTGATTATTTTGCACAATATAGTCATGATTTTTCTTAACAACAATTGCAATTACATCACCGTCGGAAAGAACATTTGATTGGAACACTACCTGATTCACTGATTGGTCTAGTCTCCAAATTCCCGGTACAGGCGACAGTGTTCCATTAACGTATACTTCGATTCTCTTCAATGCAATGGATCGATTTGGAAATATAATCGACTGACTAATATTAAAAGATGTTTGTCCATTAGCAACTTGGTAGTAAGTAGTAACCGGTGGATTGAGTCGCAAACCATTCTTAGTTACAATAACTTGACTGTGATACGGAGCAATATTGCCCGGAGGCTGTGTCAATGTAAATGTGCCAGTCGATGCAGCAACTTCAATGATCTGCTCATGAATTTCACTGAATGATTTTACCGGTCCGCCAAACAAATACGCTTGTGTAAATCCAAGTTGATTAAATGTAATAACTGCTTCGTTTGTAGAAGAGTTAGCAGTTACAGTATAATCTACTCCTTGAACCGCAGGCGAACCATTAATAGTAACATAAGTGCTAGTTCCGTTGCTTCCAATATCATCAAACAAAACAAAAGAATTATATGTTGTGCCTGTATTGGTAATAGTACCAGCATATGAATCTAATAATTTGATCGAACCTAGTTGCATAGAAGTTAAGCTCAACCAACCTGTGACAGTATTAGAAGAGTTAAAACTAAAGGTATTATCTGCATAATCAATTGAGTATTGACCAGTTAATAGCTTAGTATCATTAAAGACCGCAATTGTTGCATTCGAGTTTACTGGAGTAATTCCCAAAGAATATGTCCCCGGAGTTCCATTAATCCAATATTTTTTGTTAACAATTACCGGTGATGAATAATAAGGTTCAGTATAAACGCTAATTCCAACAGCTTCTTGAATTTGACCGGGAACACATTCCTCTGGAGCAGGACTATTAAATGCGTTCAAGAATCCATCGTCATTCATTCCAGTAATAAACTGCGTAGAAGTTGATCCTCCGTCTAGAATGATTTCACTTGGAGTCAGACCCAATGCAGTTGTATAAGACATATTACCGCCATCAATATATGCATCTAAGCTATTCAAGTCGGTAATTTGTAAAGTACCATCACTGGTTGCATATCTAAATACTACCAAACTATCGCTTGACGTAAAATTCGCCGACGGAATAGTAATGCTTGTGAATACCGTAGTTGTTGAGGTTTCTGTAAATTCTGCCATCAACGTTGCTGATGCATATGCTTGAACAGTGGCTGTAGAATTTCCACTAATAGTAACATATGGTATATTAACATAGCCACTGCCCGGATTAACTATAGTAGCCGAAGTAACAACTCCGTTAACTACTGTAGCAGTTGCAGTCGCTTGTATACCACCGATAACGTCTGGTGCAGAAATAGCAATACCTACGTTGCCAGCAGTATATCCTGCACCACCGCTTTGGATAGTAATGTATTCAACAGCACCAGTGCCTTGCCCAGTGATTGTAGGAACTGACGTATTAGTACCATCAACTCTTACACCGTTAATATAGGTGTTAACTTGAACTCCAGAAGGAATTGTAATTCCAGTTAATACAAAAGTTTGAGTAGTGGTTGTAGTTACTGCAAAAGATTTATAACCTGTTTCTAATGAATAATTATCCCAATTTGAAGATCCAAACGGAACTACATCCCAGCCTCCTGCTGCGGAGAACGGAATTGTATCAACAACCAGTCCAGAAAATGACATTCCCGACATTAGTTGGTCTGGAACATTGCCCGGCATACCAGATGTAGGATTGTAATAATCTGCAATTCGATCCAATGCATTATACAATGATACATCTTTAGGATATGTTAATTCAATTGTATCACCTGCATTCGGAATAAATGTCAGTTGCAGCATCGCATAATTTTTAATGTATGAAGTATTTGTTTGAGGACTATAAGACGATTCACTGAATACAATACTGTAATCATCAATTAACTTCATTACTCCATTCACTGTCAAGGTAATCTGAGACTTTTCAGGTACAGGAACCCAAGTTAAATTGTAATCAACTGTAGCACCATCACTGATAAATGTGTCAGTAAAATACTGATTACCTATTTCTCGAACTGTCGAAATTCTATCAAACTTAATAGAGATATTGTTCTTTCTAACATTATTAAGTCCCAATCTAGCATATGCTCTAGCTGGAGTTAGCTGAGTACTGCCGCCACCATTAAACACAATTGTAGGTGGAGCAGTATATCCTGCGCCAGGATCGGTAACAATAACACTAGTAACCTTGCCCAATGAAATATGTGCTACCGCGGTAGCACCATGCCCAGTATCACCATATGCAGGTATAATAGACACTGTAGGAACACTGGTATAAGTTCCGCCGCCATCGTATAGGAAGATGGATTCAATACCGTATGAATAATTCTTATACCAAGTATTCCAAGGATCTGATAACAGAAGTTCATTTCCGAATCCTACGGTATTAAACTGCTGTGTCACAGTATTGAAATATGAAGGTAAATCAAAATCAGTATTGAATGTATTTGTTAATTCAGTACTTGTGTAAGATTCAGTATATTTTCTTATCTTGGTATGGTATGGCTTAATTTCTTCTAGGAAATTTTGATAGTTGACACTATTTTGTAATTTATAAGTGTGTCTCTGATCGAGCGCACCTAAGCTATTGTTTACATTGATAAATGTTGTTTTGAAAGCCCAATCCAAATAAGGTTGTTCACTAAATGCATAACGAACTGCCTTAAAGAAGAATTGATTCCAATAAATTTTATAAGCATTTACAAAAATATCCTTTTGTATAGCAGTTAAAATATATAATATTTCTTGCTCAGGTGCTTGGTCAAATTCAGTTTGATCCCATCCTGCATATTCGTCCCATGCATAGATAGTGTTAGACAGATTCCAAAGAGTTGACAAAATCTGTATTGTACCATTCTGAGAAAATACTAGATCCCAGTTGTTATCAAAAGTACCGCCCGTGCCGCCGGTGCTACGTACAATTAAATATCGACCGTCGCCGCCGTTGTTTACCTTAATATATGTTCCAGCTGGTGAATTTTGGTATTCAAATAACCCATAAGGGGCATCTACTGTGGCAAAAATCTGTATTAATGGATCATAATCAGAACTTGACCAATCGACATATTCCCAGTATACTGTAGTATCGTATGACTGTGTTCTAATCTTATTCCATGACAGATTATTAGTGTTTCTAGTGTACAATGCCCATTTACCATTGCTCGATTGATCGGTCTGCACTACCACTGTAAACGGACGCACTGTTAATTTTGGTGCTTGCAAATATCCAGAACCCGAATTATTAATGATTACTTCAATTACTCGACCATTAGCATCAATCACCGCAGTAAATGAAGCATCAAGTTCTTGAATAATTTCAGAAATATTACCACTAGGCTGAGATCCAACAGTAATAGTCGGTGCTGTAATATAACCATACCCTGGATTGATAATTATTACCTCAGTAACAGTTCCATTTGAATCAATTACTGCTTCTAATTCTGCGGTCTGAAGCAACGAAGTTGATAGACGATCTAGTGAATAAACATCTTCCACCAACACATCGTATGATGAAGCGTCAGGGATAGGTTCTTTAGAATTCAAGTTTGTAAAATCAATTTGTCCTGTAACTTGTAAATTGATTAACGTATTATTAGTAAATTCTACTAAATTGCGAAGTGCTTCATTACGATTTACAAACAGGCTCTGTCTAGGTCGAATGCTAACACCGTATTTTAGTTTAGACGGTAACGACGGATCTGGCACTGGATTGCCAAGACTATCTCGTCCTAATAAACTATCTATTAACTTCTTTTCGAGCAGAGGATTTATAGTAGCATTGGCATCGTTTTCTTGTATCAATGTCCATTCAGTATGTCTCTTTGCAGCATCAGTAATACTGTCAAATTCAATCTTAAGATTATATTGATTTCCGGTTAATTCTTTCGAATTAGCAACCATAAGAGCAGTAGGACTCAGGATCGATAAGAATTGATTTCCCGAACCTGCAGGATCAGCAATTTGTTGTGCAACATTTAATGCTGTCATTCTGCGATTCTTAACCGAAGTCGGTATAACATTCTTATTTTTAACCCAGAAATAATAGACATTCGTAAATGCATTTGAAATATTATTATAAACTTGCTTTACAGAAAGCACATTATTCCCAGAAAATCTCGGTTGACCGCTGATACCTTGTGCCAATCCATCAGCTGTGTCTGCTAACTGACTCCATTCTGATGGCAAATATGGACTTTCTACCCATTCATATACATCAATCGAACTTCCTGGAAAAATACCATTCCAATTATTTTTTCTATATTCAAGTTCGCCTTGTTCATACCAGACATATCTTACAGCAGAAAGATCCCACCATAGATCACCTACGTGATTATCTGACCAATTTGAATTAACATCAACGTTAGTGCCATTAATACCGATACTATAAATTGCAGGGTCATATGCTGTGATATACTTCAATTCTTGAGTAGCAGTACCTAAGATTTTTCCCTTAATAGGATCGATGATATCAAGATAATCTTGAGTTTGATCCGTAGTAGCATTGATTATTGACGAATTCTTAATTAACGATAGATCTACCAGTGGTTCTTGCTCTCTATATACCGTCCAGCCGGTGCTAGAACTATCAATTTTATTAAAGATAAAGAGCTGACCAGTACCCGAATTTGCAGCATTTAACAAAGACGGAGCGCCAATGTATACCGAAGAAGTGGTAACCGAGATGCTAGTACCAAATGAACTTGTAGAAAGAACATTACTATTTGCTAGTTCTTGAGAATACGCCCAGTTGCTGCCATATCTGTAATAAGAATGTGCAGACCCTGTATCGGTTACTCCATGATAAAACTTAGTAGAACCACTATCAAATGTAGTAATATTCTTTCTCAGAGCACTGGTTGAATCATTTACGTAGACTGTGCCGTATGTATTAGTTGCAGTAGTAGCGTTTAGTCTTACGGTATAATTATCAAACGTCGGAACTTGAGTTTTTGATGCACCTGATAGAGAAATTACTAATTGTAGCCCATCATCACTTAGCGCAATATCATAACCAAATTCAGTACCGTTCGTAGTAATAGGAGGGTCTATTCTTTGCTGGTGTGCAAATTGTGTTCCATTCCACGCAAATATGTCAACTACACCTGAAGTTGAATTTCTAACAGGATCAGCAGCTTGTGGACTACCAATAACAAGATAGTTACCATCTGAAGACATCTTAATAACTGTACCAAATGTATCAGATGGTCCAAATGGTACAGGCAAATCTGTATTGTCACCTGAGATAATCTGAATTGGAGTTGTCGATGTAGTATATACGTATACTGCACCCGATGATCCGTTACCTAATACTGATGAATAATTAGGCGCAGATACTGCGTAAACAGACAATCCATTATTTCCAGAGATAGACGAGCCAAACTGTGCATTCGGAATAATAGTAGTCAATGATGAAACATACTCAATTGTAGTAGCACTGTTTGCCACAGTTAAATTATATATATAAACTGCTCCATAATTGTTATTGTAGCCCGGGGCTCCTACTAATAATGTACCTGTAGTTGCAGATATCGGAGAATATGCTACACTAGTACCAAATGTTGCAGAATTAGCAGGAGTAGGAGTTGTTAATACTTGGACTGAATCTTCGAAACCATTCGACGGATCGAGTACTGAAATTTTCACAATTCCCTGATTAATGTAATGGAGTGTCGAAGATAGGGTGCTAACAACTGTACTCGAATTTGCAGATCTTACGTAAGATGCATATGGAGCGCCTGCGATAACTAATCGCTGGTCTCCGTTATACATTAGACTAGAACCTAACAACGTATCAGTAGTTCCTGTATAGTAATTGTTAACTCCAGTATTGACTGTATAACTAAAATTAACTGAGACCGTATCAGTGCCCGATCGTTGAAGCACATACACGCGACCTCTATATCCGTATATTGAATCATAGTACGTCGGAGAAGAAACAACAAAAGTACCAGTATTATCATCAGTTGCTATATTATAACCAAAATGTTGATATTGTACTGTAGTACCTAAATCATATTCAAAGGATTGGAAATTATCAGTTTTTTGATATACTGCCCAATCGCCATTGCCTGAGTCGTCAACCCAAATCAATTCTCCAGCTTTCCATCTTTCTAGATATGGGAGAGCGTAAAGGTTATCTAAATTTGATAACCTAGATGATTTAAAATGGAACAACGATCCAACAATAGGAGTAACTATCGAAGGCGATAGAATAGTTATAGTCGAAAATACTGTAAATTGGGTAGGGCTCAACACTTCTGCTACAACATAGCAACTATCAATAGTCGGATCAACTCGATTAATTGCTATTAAATCGTTAACCGAAAGCGTAGTCGGATCCTGGGTTGTAATTATTAAAGTTTGACCAGGAATATACAAATCTACACCAATAACATTAGTAGGAACTGTAGTATAGCGAAGAACATCCCAGCTACCATTTTCAGAAAATCCTAGCCAAAATACAGAACCTTCTTTAATTGCTGTTGTATTTTTAATATCTAGAATACTGTTTTTATTATAAACTGTAGCAAAAATATCATCATATCTTGCATATCCAGCTACTGGCATCTGAAAATCATCAAATCCATAAGGACTAGGTACGGTCGAAAATACCTCAGTTATATCAAAGTTAGTCGGAGACATTACAATGTCAGACGGAGTTTGATAGTAGATTGCATCTGTAGAATTCATCGGAGTATTCTCTACAAAACTTACAATCTGCGGATTTTCAATAAATTGTGTAAAATCTAGATTAGTTTCTAGTTCTTGATATGTGTTAAATCCACCGTAATGACCGAGACGGAACGCCCATTCTTCGTTGGCAGTAATGCTGCTTTGCCACTCGTTTAAACTAGATTTGCTAAGTTTAGCTAACGGATTAATGGTGCCCTTTTCTCTAATATACCCTTGATAGAATTTATATTCAGCAATCGGATCACCGATAATATTATCGAGATAGGATCTTGGAATATACCCTACTAAGTTTTGAGCAGCTGACTGTTGGCCAGCATCAAAATTATCGATATCAAGACTATAAAAATCCTCAAATTGGTTGATCTTATAATCAAAATTCGGATATAACTGAGATACCGGTTTCGATGGCAGTAATGCCCATTGAGTAAAATCAAATGACTGTGTACCTGGAATAGATGACAGTGCAGAATAATAATTGCCAGAGAAACTTACAACTTGACCAACGGTGTAATCAGCATAACTCTGCCAAGGAACAACTTTAGCTTGATCAAAAATAAATCCAGGACTAAAGAAATCTCCGTTCCAATTTGATGTTCTAAATCCTTTAAGACTAATACGACGCTGGCGATATCCTGAACCAATATCATATACAACATCATTGAATAAAGTATAGTTATTAAACACAATTGCGTGTTCTTTTTGTATAACATTTAATCTAGCAAAAAACAATCCTTCCTGGGTGTTCACTGTTGATAATGTAAACACTCCATTTAGGCGAGTAATTGTAAAATTAGCCTGAGGAAGCGGAGAACCATTTGCTTTTAGAATACTATATTCATTATTATTCACCAAACTGTCAACTACTCCAGTAGAAGAATTAAATGTTATCTTATCAGCAAATGGGCTCAATGTAATTACAGAATTAACTGCCCAGTTTTGTGTAGACCAATATAAAAATTCTTTAGCAGTAAAATTCCAATCAGAAATCTGATTTAAATCACTGATGAATTGATCAAAGACAAATCCATTAGAAGTTAACCATTTTCCATAGCCAAGAATTAAATCATATATTTCTTGAATTGTAGTAAATTCAGTTCCGTACGGTACAATAGTCGGAGTAGTGTTAAACGAAGTTCTGAGAAGAACTGCTACTCCTCCAGTTGTTGGCAAGAACGGTAAACTTTGGTAATACGCCGAAGTGAATGTAGTATCACTATTATGTTTCTGTGTTACTCTATAATAACGATCGAGATAAAAAACTATCTGTCCAGCATTGTATGTTGTATTTTGTGTCCAATTTACAAAAGTTTCAGATTTGCCACCTACATGAATAGCTTGCCCAGAGGTTGATTGGAATGGTGCAAGAATTGTAAAATATGGATTGAATTGATCATATCCTCTGACAGCAAAACCTCTTTCAGTTTTTTGTACAATTATACCAGAAATTCCAATACTTTGAATTGGAGCACTTTGATTAAAGAAAATTTGATAATCTTCAGATGCAATTAATACACCAGGAGCAGGACTAGTAGGATCTACTGCATCGATTGTAACTTGCAATTTATCTTTACTAGCAAACCCACCTAATTTAACCATTAGATTATAATCAAGAGTAGATAAATCACTCTTGAGTCGGGTAAGATAATTAGCGTCTTTGACTAAACCTGTTTCAATAACAAATACGCTGTATCCTGAAGACAACACTCTTACACCGTTTACTGTATCTCTGTACAAGGAAACTGTCGATAAATCGAGGTATTCTTCAGCCGTGCCGTATTTGTATTGTCCAATCTTATTCACTGAAAGTCTTGAAGGATCAAAAAACTTAGCAGAATACGTCGACGGCTTAGCTAATGCTAATAATATCTGGCAAGCAAATGGCCAATAACTACTTCTTCTCCATGATGTCTCGGCCGGTCCTTGATCACCAACATTCCAGTTAGCTCCAATTAATGTACTACGAAGAGTAACAACTCTAGCAGGATCGTTAGGATTGATGATCGGAGTCGTTGCTAGACCAGAATCAACAGGACTTAATAAATTTCCTGACGGATCAACTGGAATAATCTTGCTCAATCCCGGTCTTGCGTACAATGGATTTATGCCAGCATTATCACCTTGTGCAATATTACCTGCTTCTAGATCTTTCCATAAAATAAGATTACCACTAGTATATGGCGCCGGACCATATACTGATTCCCACCAGGATGGTTGTTTAGTAAATCCTAACATTTCCCACGGATTAGTGTGGGGGCGATCAGTGTCATAGAAGAACTTATAAATTGCTCTCCAATATCCAGGTAATTTACGCTTCTTTAGAGTATCAATATCTGACGAATAGTTGAAAGTAAACGGATTAGTTTCATCAAAAGTATTGTTGGTTTGATAATCAACACCAAAGAATCCTATCCATTTTAGAAAATCAGGTGTTATTAAAGAATTAATATCTGCTAATGAATAGCCAGTATTTCTAAAAGCACCTGGAATAATCGAATAGATATCCAATAAATTCGAATCATAGTTAGATTTTAGATTATTGTAAACTCTTTTTTCAAATTCTAAAATTATATCATCTCGGTAATCGCCAAAAGCAATCATAATGCTGCCGTCGTGACCTTGGATTACTAACTGGGGTGTTTCTGCGTAAGTATCGTCAAGGAAAATCGAAGGAACAAACTTCGGATATAGTCCTAGCTTAGTCGGAGTAGGCGGAACGTAATTTCCTACAGTACTAGAATAGTCAGATATTACAATAGTGTCTCCAGCAGTTAGCGGAATAATCATTTGAATACTCGGACTATATTGATTTACAATGTAATCTCGATCCTTAACTAACAAAGTCCCGTTAAGATATACTAAAATTGATCGTTCGCTAAGAATAGTGGTATCAAATGTGCTTTCTAAGCTATACTGTACATTTTTAGAATTTGTAACTGTATAGGTTCTATCACTATGGACACTTCCATATGCAAGCATATCGGAATATCCATAAGGAAAAGTCGGATCTTTACCCGAGTTAATTGCAGAAATTGCTTGATCTAACATCACCGCAGTAGTATTAACATCTTTAATCAATGCTACTTGCTTAATTAAATTAGTCTTGAACTGAGAATAATCAAACGATATCTTTCTAATAGCATCAATCAGATTGTTATCTTTGGTTCCAAGAAAATAATGTGCAAAACTAATAGGTGTCTGATGACTTACTAAACGAGTACCATATTCACTAAGATTTGATAAATCTCTAAGATTTCCAGTTCCAGGAAATGTTCCTACAAAATTAGGATTATTATTAACAATAGTGTTAACATGATCACTTAATTCTGTAAATGTAAAATCACTAATCGGACCATTCAAAGGATTGTTAGTTAAGTTAATAGGTACCTCATAATATCCGTTAGAATTTGGAGTTTTAGAAGTATATAAGTTTATCTGCACTCGATCATTTGATGAGAATGTAGTTATAGATACGACATATGCTCGTGCCTTTTTACGGCTTATTCTGTAGTCAACATTATGAATCTGTTTAACACTGTTTACAAATACTTCCACTACTAAATCATTAGTGTGACCAGGATTATCAATTGCGATAAGTTCAATATATTTTGTAGGTTGCTCTACTACCTGAAATTGAATAATCGGAATAGGTCTATCAACAGATTTAACCCAGACATCTTTAAAATAGCTGCCTGTTAGTGTATTAACTTTTAAATAATTTCCTGCGACAGTAAGAATCTCTAACTGATCGTTAGTGAAATTAGTAAAGGTATCTGAAGTAAAATAATTTTTAAACAGATAATCTCCAACATCTGCAACATTTTTATATTGAAGTGGGAATCCTAACACACTATCTGGAGTACCCGCGCCGACAGCGTATCCAAAAATTCCAGTTCCCTTGAATGAACTATTATAAAAATTGATATCTGAGAATTCATTACCGTTATCGTCATATAGACCAAATAATGGTTGTTGATTTAATACTGTTTTTTGCTGTGCGAATAGCCATTCCGAGCCATTGTACCACCAATTTGTACCACCATACTGGTTTCCTCTAGTAACTACCACAGCATCATTTTGATCAGGTACACTATCGTCAGATTCTTCAAGGTTCACCACTTGGTTACCATTGACTGAAACATATTTTACAGTGTATACTTTTCCATTAACCAAGGAATCAGTATCTGCATTAAAAATTACTCTAAATCCGTGTTCAACAAAAATTCCATCAATATAAAATCCAGGACTTCCTTCAAATGTTCTAAATGCGTTCTTAGTAGTTGTATCAATTAAATCGATGTTCGTTTTTGCTCGAGCACCAAAATTAAACAATTGCAGACCTGCGGTAAATTCAATAATAGGTCTTTGTGCTCGCATAGTTGAATCATAAACCGGTGTAACCCCGTTCGCCACAGCAGTGGCAGCGATTACATCTTGATGAACCCAACGATTATATCTGGACCACGAGTTTTTATCGAGAGCAGCACGATTAATCGTTACATATTCAGGAGTTAATGGAATATAGCTAAAATCATCAAACGGATATACGTCAAACGGTGTTCCATCAAAGTTAGTATCCAAGTTTGTTGTAATAGATCCTATATTTGTTAGACTATCATAATCAACTAAAGTGATTGCACTGCCTACACCTTCAACAAACCAATCCTTATTCAAATAAGATGAAGGAGTTACATTGCCAGTAAAATGAACTTTCATTCCGTTAGTAAATGTAACTCCATTCGGTGATCCGTAAGAAATTTTTCCAATAATTTCATTTTCGATATCTAACAATGTGTCTTCAGTTATCGCCCTTACTGCAATTTGTCCGATAGCATAATCGTTGCCCTCGGCAAAATAAAATAGCACATTCGGAGTTGTATCGTCAACTGTAATAGTCACGGAACCATTCTTAGTACCTTGATTCAGCACATTGGGATAAAGATTCTGTGCACCTTTTACATAAGCAGTTTTAATATAGAAAGGATATTTGCTAGTTACGTTGAAAGTATATGTTACTCCTCTGTAAAGAGTTAGAAGAGGAGTAACCGTCAATCCGTCCGGAGTGAATAATAATCCCTTCCCATCAGATGAATCAACAACAGTGTAAGTAGTTGTAATCGATTGCTGATGTCCAGTAATTTCGATACTGTCAGGACCGGTTGGCATCCAATAGTACTGTCTAAAGTTTACAAACTTATCCCAATCAATATTAGGGTCATAAGAGACAGATTCTGGTCTGAATAGTCTATCAAGATCAGAAGTATTTGCATTATTTGCCTGCAATTGATTAATTAAATCATCATATCCAACTGATCTAGAAATAACATTATCAACGTCCTTGACAACTAGAGCAGGTTCTAACTGGTATGCATTCCTTAGAGGACTTCCGCCGTCGATGTACGTGTCAGTAGCAGGATTATAATTTAAACTTAGTTTGCTACCAACAAATCCGTTAATTCTTTCTAATTGCGGTTGCTGAATAAATTGATCTAACGTACTGGCTAGAAACTTGATATTTTTGTCTGTTCTGTGGTATCCTGGCAAAAGATCTGATGATCTTCTAACATTGGAAGGATTATTAACATCTTCTTGATTAACTGCGTCGTTTCCGGCCATTTTTAATTGCTCACATTCGTATTGGTAATAACAGGTGAAGTTGCATTGATTTGTGCAGCAGTTACCGCATCAATGATTTCTATATCAGTAGTAGTTGCTCCGCTAATCAAAATTTCATAACTTTGACACGAAATTTCAAATAAACTACCGAACGGTAGATTCGGATTCTTTGGTACTATAATAAAATTAGTAATATCAGGAGTCATTCGATTAAGCACATATGTTGATAATTCTCCAAAATTAAATGATTGACCAAAGTCCCAATTAGTTAAATTGAAGAAACTATTAATTGCTGCAAGAATCCTTGTTTGTAAATCGTTATCACTGGTAATTCTATTAGGATTACGAACAGCTTTAAATGTTCCTTGAAGATTAGGTGTAGCTTGAGATCCAAATAATACTTTATAACTCGCAGGATGGTAAATTAGAGTATCCGAAATTGACTTAATCGGATCTAATGCTGCTGAAAAATTACTTTCAAGACTTTGACTAGTAGGCGCCATCGGAGCAGAACCTGTTCCAGATGCCAACCATGTTCTGTATGCAGTATCATAATCTGCAGTCAACATGTATATATCTATAATGTTAGACTTACTTGGATCGATTCTTCTTTCTTCTCCACTGTTATGAGTATAATGAAATTTCAAATTACAACGTCCAGGTTTAGCAAAATATTGATTAGTTAATTCTAAAATTTGGCCCGATGTTACAATTTTAACAACATCTGCTGTGGAAAAATAAAACAAATCTCCTACTGTAGCAGTAGCCAAATTTACATAACTTTCATCAGGATATGCAGTAATCATTGTTTGATCGGAAAGTAAGCTATATCGATTTCCGTCACTTGAAATTTGGAAATACACAAAACTATTAGTTGCAGTTCCTACAATATTTGTAAATGCATCAGGAGTATCAATCTGTCCGTCATTGTTTGCATCATAGAAGCTAATCACTACTTTCTTAGGTTCTACATATCCGTCTGGTTCAATTACTGCATTCTCAATCTGCCAGCGATAATCAACTCCTAAGCCCAATGATGTTACAGGATCAGGATTTACAGATAGTACATCGATCTGATCTCTAATTACTGTATCAGTAACGAAATCATAATTAACATTAGAATAATCTACAAAAAATGCTGTCTGATTTGCGCTTTCAAAAATATATTCTAATACACGATAGCTAACTTGATAACCTGTTCCAGTCCATTGAAATAAAACCATCCAACTCGCATCTTTCTGTGAATTAGAAGAATCGCCTTGGTAAGAAAGGTTAAAATTACTATTAATATTTAGATTGCTATCAACAATAATAAACCATTGACGTGTTATATTATCAAAACTTAAACCAAAATTTCGTTGTGCTGTGCAAAGATTTACCATTTGAGTTTCAAATGCATAGCTAAAAGTACTGACAAAATTTGGAATAACTTCTACTGGTACTGTACTCGAATTAATCCTACCTGATAATATCACAGGGCCTGTACCATCACTTAATGCGCCTTTACCGCTATTGGCGCCGTCGCCGACTACTTGTATAACTTTCGACCAAAATGTCGATCCGTTATAAGTAAGCTGAACCAATGCACCTGGCGTGATATATGACGCAGTAGAATTACTAAAATATCCGGTCTGAACTGGATTTCCAAATTGATCCACAAAATATCCTGTAGTTTGGTTAGGAAGTTTAGTAACTGTTACCCAAGTAAGACCTAATTGAGAAAACGTAGGTCTGAAATAATTTTCATAATAAAAGTTTTTAAAACTATTTGATGAAATAATAGGTGCAAGCTGATTCTTTAAAACACTATAAACTTGATTCCTAGACTGAAATTTAAAATCAAAAGTTGGTAACTTAGATTCATAATATAATATACCATCATGCGCAAAAATATCTGTACTAGAATACATTCCAGTAATATCTGTTAATTCAAAATATTTAGAAATACCACTCGACAAACGATTTATACTGGTAACTTTTAGAACATTGTTGCCAGCAGTTAGTGGTCCGATGTTATAATCTTCGCCAGTAATCATTCTATTTTGCAAATAATAAGTTTGTGGTGCTTTGGTTTTAATACTAGCCGCAGACTCTGGACCGCTACTGTTGGTAACTGTATATTGCAATGACAATGTTATTGTTAGCTGATACACATTTCCTGATTTATTAACATAAGGAATTGTAACATTAACTCCTGAAAGTTGATCAGGAGTAATCGAATACGTCTGTCCGTTACTTTGACGATAAAAAATTCTAAAATTGCCTTTAGGTAAATCAGCAAAACTACCATCGGCAAAATTTAAATCAATCTGGTCATTTGCTCGCGAAGTAACAGTATATAATGTTCTAAGGTTATTAGAAAGATTATTATAAATGACATTATTACCGACTAGCGCAGGTACTTGAGTCCAAAGTGTAGAATAATTTCCATTTGCATCTAACTGCCACAACCAAACATCTGTATCATTAATTCCATTTGCATTAACGCCAATGATTTCATTTGACACTGGCGCAGTTACAGAGAATCCTGTAGAAGCCATACTTCCTTGTTTAAAATATGCAAAAAAACCAGAATTAGAAGAACCCGCTCCTTGATTATCATTTTGGAAAACATAAGAAAAGCTACCTCCCGGAATAGGAGGTACTTCATAAATGTAATTTTGACCATTAAACGAAGCTCCGGTAACTTCGAATGTCATAGGAGTTCCGTTAATTGCCTTTGTGACACTGAAAATAGGCAGGTCGTTACTTTGAGTATTGACTACATATTGTTGCGTATTAATTCCGTTAATCGTTGCAGAATCATAGGGTTTTCCAAAACTGGCTCCTGCAGGCATAGCAGAATTTAAAATACTAACAAATTGCTGATACCAATTAACATTTGACGAGTCGTTCCATGCAATTACCTGATTAGCTAGATTGAATCCATTTGCATCTATAACGTTTTCATTGGTTCTAATTGCGGTCATCTTTAATAGACCATTAGCTGGAATATTTCTCGAAGGATTATAGCTGATTAGCTGTGCCAACCTTAAAATGCTATCCTGTCGCTGTGCTGTTTCGAGGAAATTTTCTCGAGCATTTAAATCAACACGAAAACTTAGGTTTTGTCCAAGATATGCAATTAGATCAATGAGCGCAATATATTCGCTCGAATCGATATAATCGTTAAATTCTTCCGGATAAGTTTCCTGAAGATAATTGATCATTGTCCTACGCAGTGTGTCAAAGTCATAGCTTTGGAAATCCGCGTTACGGAAACTTTGATAAATCTTAGTCCAATCTTCTGCGACTAATAATTGAGTGTTCGTTGCTGGTATCATATGTTATTTACTGCCCTAGATAACATATTTATTGAAAAAATTATCTAGGTATATTATTGTGCAGTAACTAAACCGATTTCTTTATTAAATGCTAGAGACATCGATTGGCTTAAATTTTGACGCTTAAAATACAGCGTTGCATCTATCAATAAGCCATATTCTGCTTCTGATATGTTAATTCTTGTAGGAGTGACCCTTGGGTCATAATTTAAAATTCTAGTCACGTCATCACTGATTTTCTGTTTAACATCATTTGTAAATGGTTCGTATATCATGTCCCAAATAATAGTGCCAAATGTAGGATTCATAACACGTTCGCCCTGTCTAGTTTGAAACATATTTAGAATGTCTTGTTGTACTAGAGCAAAATCAAAAATCTTAGTAGTCAGGGCAGTATCGTCGGCTGAACTAAATCCCTTGTAGAATTGACTAGATTGCACACTAACTTGACTGCTAATATTATTTGGTTTTAATATGATGTTTTTATATGCCATGACTTAATATTTATGTCCCAATACCTTTAGTAGTATACTCCTGCTTATAAGCATTAAAATATGCTAATCGTTTATCATAATGAAGACACCCTGTTCCGTTTACCATTGCTGTAACTGATAAGCAATCATTCCAAAATGCAGTAGTATCAGTATAAGGTTGGGACATTTTTTTATTATATTTGTGTCCGGTTTTATATAGAACATTAAAGAAAAATACAACGCTAGCCGATGCCAATGGAAGTGTTTCT